TATAGTCGCCGCCTTTTACTATTAGAGCAGGCTTTAGTCTTTTAATTAAGTCATACGGTGTGTCGTCGTTGAATACAAACACCTCGTCTACCCACGGTAATGCTTCAAGCTGTTCTATTCTTGTTAGCTCGTTATTGATTGGACGATTTTTGCCTTTAAGGCGTTTGACACTTGCGTCACTGTTAATACCTACTACAAGTTTAGTACCTAAACTGCGAGCTTGTTTTAGTAGTTCAAAATGACCTTTGTGTAGTATGTCAAATACACCGTTAGTAAACACCACTACTTCGTATAGGTCTTTGGGCTTGAGTACGTAGGTGCCAACATGCTTAACGCTCTCAGTTGCACCTTTCACAGCGATTTCTAAACAGGTTTGATAGTCTTTGCCCAAAGTTAATGCATACACAAAGGCAGCAAGAAAACAATCACCTGCACCCGTAACATCATTCACGTCAACTTGCTCAGGATGTACTGTGTAATTTGTTTTGTCTATTCTTGCACGTACAGGACCTTTTGCGTCTGTAACAATCCAATTGCCAGACCATGCAGAAAACCCGTATTCTGTGTTTTCTTTCATGTTGGGCTTAACCAGCCATGCACCTTCGTAGTAGCTTGCAGGCTGTTTTGGATCTACAATAACTTTGCATCCAAACTTGTTGATGTGTGCAATTATGTTCTTAGATTCAAACAGCACACCTTTTGCGTAATCGCTTAATACAACATAGTTATACTGAGAAAAATCCATACGTTCTATAGTTTCAAGTACGTTTAGACTATCTGTTTCATAATCTTGATCAATCCGTGTAATGTAATGTCCGTCACAGAACACACGAGTCTTAATGCATTTTGGATGACTTAGATCTAAGAGGTCTGTATTAACACCTAAACTTTTTAGATTTTCGTAGAGGTTGCCGGCACCGCCTTGGCGATCAAATGTAGTTTGATGACGCACAACAGGAACAGGCGCTTCTGGACTTAACCGTTCAGCAGTACCATAGATGTATTTGTCGATGATTATATCACCAATAACTAGAACTTTCATACCTTATATTACAACAGAAATGATTATTTGTCAAGTAAATCTAGTATATCAAATACTGTTTCTAGTTTAACTCGATTAATTTTGCTATGTAATGTGTTTCTTAGTCCATGATGCAGTGGTTTAGGCCAGTTTTCGTAACCAACCCATGCATACCCATCATGTTCGTGGTTTAGTTTAGGAATAAACTCGTCTTTAATAACACAAAGGTATGTGTGAAAGCGGAACCTTTCGTCAGACGAGATAAATGTTTCTAAAGGAATTGTTTTTATTATTTTTGGAATTTCACCAATTTCTTCTTGTATTTCTCTTTGTAGTCCTTCCCATGGAGTTTCGATACCTTCGTTAGTTCCGCCAACTATACCCCACATGTTAGAACGCTTGCTGTTTTTTCGATACAAGAATAGAAATCGATTGGTATTTATTGTGTAAAAAAGTGCGCCGCTACAATTAATATTATTCATACTAATAATTAGCCGTATAGATCAATCCTCCAAGTACCTACTGGGTAATCACCGTCTACGCTCTTATACCAACTGTCTTGAGAGAATCGATATTGTACACCTGTGTTTAGGTTAGTTACATATACGACTTCATTAGCTTCCGATGCTTTGAAAATAATATTCCATTTTGAGCCATCCCACTCAACAATATCGTTTGCACTAGCTACTAATCCTGTACCGTTGGTATTTCTCCAAGCTAACGGATTTTCAACAGCATCTTCATTTCCTACATCTTCTAATAATAACAGTCTAACGCCCGATGTTCTAATAGTAGTAGGATTAAATCTAGTCGGGTCTATAATGTAATCGATAGTTGTTCTAGCACCTAAACTGCTTTCAATGATAGTGTCTTGTGGGAAACTATCTGTATCCCAATTTATAGCAAGTTGTCTATTATTAAACGGATTTAAACTAATGGTTCCCGTAGCAGTTATGTCGCTGTCTAAGTTAGTTACAAATACTCTACTTACATCAGGAACAAAGTTACCGGGTAGACTTAGGAATATTTGATCCCAATTAGTAACACCAACAATTCCATTTTTAGTAAGCTGGGCAGTTTGTCCGTCAATATATAATCCGTATGTTAAGTAGTTAACATTTGCCATTTCTGGATCAAGCGCAGTATTTGGTTTTTTCCCGTATTGGTTTTCAGTAGAACCAGAAACAGCGTAATCGTCATATGCGTTTATCTCTGGCGCACTAATACCAGATTCAATAGTTCCCCTAGTTTCATCAAACATCGAAGTAATAATATTTGTAATAACTCCCATTCGTTTGACTTTTGATGGCGGACTAATATATATTGGTAAACTAAAAGTTAAAGTAGCTATATCTATCTCTGAGTCTACACCAACAGGAACACTTCTATTTGTAAATTGAACGCTTTCGAGGTTAACAACAGTAATACTAGTCCAATCAACAAAATTATCAGTAGTTTGTATTTCTAAACTAGGGTTAAAGAGTACTAATAGCTGTTCTAATATTTGTAATTTTTGATCAGTATTTGATGTCCATATATCTACGTTTGCTCGCATCATGTACGGCGTAGGAATCAATCGTTCAACAGTATATGCAGGCCCAATGCTGTTTAAGTACTCGCCTGTTGTTTCATCGTATGCACGTTCTCTAACATTAACTGAACGGGTATAAGACGCATCAGTTAACCGATCCTTGTCTAGTTCTAGTGCAGTAATATACACAGCCATTCTAGGTGCGCTAGGTAGTTTGTTCTCACTGTTGTCTCTAATAATACTTGCAACTTGACGTGTTAAATCTCCATACATTACAGGGACAATAGTTTCTTTACCTTTCCCATCTTTAACAGGAAAGTTACTAACTAAACGCATTAGCTGTGTAACATAACGTCTTACTTGACCGTCGTAAAAATGTTGCATTAGTTATCTGCCTTTGGTTTAAGTACTTTTGACAGTGCTTGACGCTCTACAACAGTATTGCCGGCAATGTTGCTTGTATTAGTGTTGTTAATAAAGCTAGTTCTATGAGTGTATCTATCTAGCGTATTACTTAAAGTCATACGCACATCATCTTTATATTTAACCCAACGTGTACCGTCGTATCTAAACATTCTGTTTGGCATATAGTCAGTCCTTAGATAAAAATCCCCATCAACAGGATTGCGCGGAAATTGTATACCAAATCCATACGGTGAAGCGTTTGGCGTAGATCCATCGCCGTAGTTCAATAGGTAACCTGTATACCCTTCTCTCTCAGGACGATCTGCTACTTCATCAGCACTAGTTGAAATATTGCTAGCATCAATATCTGTTTCGTCGGCAGTTTGTAACGCAACAGTTCCGTCAGGATTTTCAGCAACTGTATAGTAATGACTAGTTTCAAAACCACTTCTCGGCGCATCGGCTTCCGCTTGTGCAACAACAGCATTATTGATTTGCATTTCCTTTTCGTATGTACTTAGGAAATCTCTTAATGTATTATTAGAACCTTCTTCTGCCGTCAGGTCAAGTATTTCTGCGTATTCTTGACCGTCGTAAATTTGTTTTAATTTAAGCCTATATAAGTGCGGCCACCAAGTTTGGCTAAACCCTTCTGCTGCCCTAGTTACTTCGTCTACAACATAAAATCTTTTTAAAGATACACTATAGTCATTTAAAGCGTATTCATCTTTTAAATGCGGAAGCTCGATGACATCACCTGACATTATTTTTCTACCTAGCATTTTAACACTATCACGAATGTGTATGGTCATAAACAGGGTATCGTTGCTTAAAAATAATCCAAACTGACTTAAATTAAAGTCGATATCTTGGACATTATAGATACCCCTAATAGTGTATATGTCTGGGTCGTATTTACGATCTCTATTTTCTAAAAATAGCAAATCTTGTATATTTGTTTCTTTTACGCTATCGTAAATGGGCTTATCAGCAGTACCTTCACCTTCAGCAGGATTTTCAGGTCCTAGGTATTTGTGTATGTTTATGTCAGTACCGCCAACTGTAAACATTTCCGAGATCTGTCGATCTAGAAATTCATAATCGTTACCGCGTTCTGGCTTATATAAAGATATTCTTGGCATATAACTATTTATCGGAACGATAAATACTATACGGAGAACTTTTAAATGTCAGACTTAGCAACCCAAAAACAAGAAGTATTTGACTATGTTTACGCCATGTTAGGCGGCGGCATGGTTGATGTAGAGCTTGACCCTATACATTATGAGACTGCTATAACTAAGGCACTAAGTAAACTTCGCCAGCGTAGTAGCGGAAGTGTAGAAGAAAGCTATATATTTTTAGAAACTGTGATAGATCAAAACGAATACATTTTGCCAAAAGAAGTTGTTGAAGTACGTCAAATTTTCCGTAGAAGCATTGGGTCACGTTCTGGTAGCGGCAGCGGCGGCACATTATTTGAGCCATTTAATCTTGCATATACAAACACATATTTGTTAAGCTCATCAAATATGGGTGGACTTGCTACGTATGATTTTTTTAGTCAGTACCAAGAACTAGTAGGGCGTATGTTTGGATCGTTTATTGAGTTTAAGTGGAATGCAACTACCAAGAAACTTACATTATTACAACGTCCTAGAGCAGACGAAACACTGATGTTATACTGCTACAATTATAGACCTGATAGCCAGTTATTAGAAGATTATCTAGCAGGTCAATGGATTAAAGATTATACCCTAGCAACTTGTAAATTTATGCTAGGCGAAGCACGATCAAAATTTGCTACTATTGCAGGTCCGCAAGGTGGCGGAACCTTAAACGGCGATGCTCTTAAATCCGAAGCAATTGCTGAATTAGAAAAACTTGAAAAAGATGTACAAGAAGCAGTTCCGGGTGGCGTTGGCTATACATTTGTAATAGGGTAATTAGATGAAGATTAAAGAGCTGCTAGAAGGACTTCAGCCGAAGCTTACAGGTAGTACTAAAAATTTACCTGCACGAGTAACAGGACCTCTGCCCGGAACATTTATCCATAAACAATTAAGAAACACTGATCCTTATATGCAGTATCGCTACGGAACTGCCATTGCAACTGCACTAGCTATACAAAAAGGTGAACTAGATTCTAGCACGTATGAGCAAGAAAGTGAATTTGCTGAGAATTTAACTCAAGTTGCTTACTCGAAAGAAGAAGAAGAGATTATAGCACTAGCTAGTAAACTAATGGGTGTTACTCCAAAACAAATTGCAGGTTCAAAAAGTATAGAGCCGGAAGTAATCAATAAAATAAGCCCTGTTGCTAAAAAGAAACCAAACAAATACGGTGTCTAACACTTGACAATACTTCTCTAAGATGTTATATTAAGTTAATACTTGGAGAATTATACATGCGTTTGCCTAAATTACTAGTAGTAGGTCACGGCCGTCACGGCAAAGATACAGTTTGCGAACTGTTAGAAAATTACGGGTATACATTTAAGTCTAGCTCAAAGTTCTGTTCAGAACTGTTTATCTTTAATGAGCTAAAAGACAAGTACAGTTACAAAGACGAAGAAGAATGCTATAACGACAGGCACAACCATCGCACAGAATGGTACAACATGATCCATGACTATTGTCGCGATGATCTGGCCAAGCTAGGACGCAATCTATTTGCCAATCACGATATCTATTGTGGGCTACGTAACAAGCGTGAATTCTTTGCAATGCAGAACGAAGAAATCTTTGACTACGCTATTTGGGTTGATCGTACAGATCATTGTCCTTTAGAAAATCCTAGCTCGATGAGTATCGAGCAATGGATGTGTAATTACACCATTGACAACAACGGTGATCTAGAAAGACTAAAGAAGAACGTGGACATTCTAATGCGTACTATCTTTAAAAATCAGGGCGTAGATCTCCCTGCTTCCAACGTACACCTTCTTTCTGTATAATTCGTTGACAGTTAGCACAAATAGTTTTTAAATTGTTTGGTCTGCAATTGTTAAGATCTCCATCGACATGGAAAACATTAAACTGCTCTTTGTACTTACTTTTAAAACCGCATTTCTCGCAAAAATCTTTTTTCTCATAACCGCGTTGTTGCCATTTAGGTATTCCGTGATTTATTCCTTTGCGTAGACATACTTCGCAGAGTTTACGATAGTAAGTTCTGCTTCCTTTTTTATAATTTATTGCAGCGGGTCTTTGCCCGCACATGCATAAAGGTCTCATAAAGTATTTACCTCACCTTTTCTTCACCTTTTTCTGGTGTTATTAGAGCCCGTTTTATTCTCATTAAACTAAATACATACAATAAAGTCCAACTTAGGAGAAATGACATGGCATTAGTATCACCAGGTGTAGAAGTACAAGTAATCGACGAGAGTTTTTACACTCCTGCCGGTGCTGGTACAGTACCAATGATTTTTATAGCCACAGCTGAAAATAAAGTAACAGCAAGTGGTTCAGGCACAGCAAAAGGAACGTTAAAAGCAAACGCTGGTAAGCCTTACTTAATTACTAGCCAGAGAGAACTAGGGGAAACCTTTGGTGATGCCTTGTTCTACTCAGACAGTATAGGAAATATGATTCACGCAGGTGAATTAAACGAATATGGTCTAAACACTGCATATTCATTGTTAGGAGTATCTAACAGAGTGTATGTTTGTCGTGCAGACTTAGACCTAGCAAAATTAGAAGCACAATCAGCAGCACCAGGCGGCGAGCCACGTGATGGCACATACTGGTTTGACACTACTGCTTCTAGCTTTGGTATTTTAGAATGGAATGGCGCTGCAATAAACGTTTCCGGCGGCCAGAGCTTTACATCAGTAGAGCCAATTGTAATTGTAGATGGTTCATTAGTTAACAGCGGAAATATTAATGGTTCCGTTGGTGGTGTAGGTGACTATGCTGTTGACGCAACAACTTCTGCTTATAAATTATGGTACAAGTCGTCAGGTAACGGTCTTGATATTAGTTCAGGTACTTGGGTAGCTGTAGGTAGCGAAGAATGGGCAGCAAGCTGGCCAACTGTACGCGGCAAACCAACTACTGCTGAACTAGCAGCTGGTGGCAATATCGATGTTAATAGCTTTTCAGTAACTATTGCACCAGGCGGAAACCTTGCTGCATTTGCTGCTGCAATTAATGCAGATGTAGGTATCACCGGCGCAGGAATTAGTGCAGCAGTTGTAGAAGGGTACATTGAAATTTACAGTAGAACAGCCGCAGTTGTTATTGCTAACAGTGGATTTGCTGGACTTGCAAATGGTACGTATGCAATTCCAACCGTTGCTGTTGCTCCGCATACAAATGTTCCTACATTTAAAACTGCTGACGATAACAGACCAACTGGTTCTATTTGGCTTAAAACAACCCAACCTAATGGTGGCGCAAATTTCCGTGTTAAAAGATACAACAGCGACACACAATTATGGGCACCAATATTTGCTCCTGTTTATCAAAGCAATGCTGAAGCAATTTATGAACTTAATAAAACAGGCGGCGGCGCTGGCCTTTCAATTGGCGATCTCTATGTCAGGGCTAACGTTGAAGGTAGTTCGCCTAAGCTAGGTGATTGGAAAGT